CTGATAGCTTAATTTACCAAGCCGTTTATAAAGTAATATCGTTTGGAGAAATCCGAGCGATGTTACAAAACGGAGATAGTAAGTTTTCAATAGAACTTGAAATTCTACAACGTGGATATGATAGATTTGAAAAGATAGCGTTTGACATCTTTAATGAGATTGAAACACAGTATAACATTACCGAGATTAAATACTTCTTTACAACGTGCCGTAACAACTTTAGAAAGCAAATAGACACCGAGTATAAAGCAAACAGAAAAGGAAAGTCTAATAAGTGGGTAAATAAGTTACGACACTATTTGATTGACTATTTAGAAGGAAGTTATGCAAGTGATGAATATGAAGCTGACGACCTAATTTACTACAACTCGCAATTATTAGAAGTTGACGATTATATCATTTGCTCAATCGACAAAGATTTACGACAAATTGAAGGACTGCATTACGATTACTACCAGCTTAAAAAACAAGACGAAGAAGGCAACGAGTATAAAGTAAGAAAAGGTTTTCAATATGTTACCAAAGAATCAGCAGAAAATCTTATCTTTGAAATGATGTTAACAGGCGATGTAAGCGACAATATTAAAGGTATCTATGGAATAGGTAAAAAGAAAGCAGAAAAGCTATTACAAGACAGAAGCACTTACGGTAAATTTAGAGTATTGTGCCAAGAATATAAAAAGGAATCCTCTGAATGGAAGCACAGAATCAAAACAAATGCTTCATTATTAATCTTTAAATAAACAAAAAAAATGAGTACACTTATCTCAGGTTCTATTGACCTAACAAAAATTGATAAAAGCAAGCTGAAAGATGGCAAGTATTTAAACGTTCAAATATCAATAAATGATACTACTGATAACTACGGAAACAACGTAGCAATAACTTTGAATCAAACTAAAGAAGATCGTGAAGCAAAAGAGAAAAAGACGTATATCGGAAACGCTAAAGTAGTCTGGACTGATGGCGTTATAAAGACCGCTGAAAAAGTAGAAGCGCAAACTGCAAAAACTGAAAACGACCCATTACCATTCTAACAAATAGGGCTTGAAATATAGCCCTTAATTTACCTAACTATGGAAAAACAGTTTTTAGTATTTCAGTACGATTCATATTACCCAGCAGGAGGTATGAGTGATTTAAAAGAAAGTTTTGATACTCTTATTGAAGTAGAAGAATACTTAAAAGAACACATGAATAGATACGACTTTTACGATATTTACGATAGAATTAACGGTGTTTCAGTATCAATTGATTAAATTAAATAGTTATGAGAATAGCAAGAAAGAAAAAGAAAGTATATAAAAAACTATGGTTTAAACGTGATGGTATTAAACGATATATTATTAAATCAAGTATTGATAAAGTAGGATGGGAGTGTGCTGGAGGTAAAATTGTTTGGGGTTGTATGACTAGATTAAAATATGATGCTAAATTAAAGTAAACAAATAACTATGGAATGCTACAAACTAATACTGGAAAAAAACGGAGTGTTACTTAACTACGTATTCTCAGCAAAAGACGAAGCACAAAAGACTGAGAAGTTAAAAGCGTGGAAAGCTGAAAATATAACGCCATACGATAAGGTTAAATTGCTATTCTTGGGAACGATTGAAGAACAAGAAGCATTAATTTATAAAAATATTATTGCTAATTAAAAAAGATTAGTTATATTTGTAAACGGTTCGGGCAGGAACGTAGAAAAAATTTAGTTTAACCCTTGTTTGATAGGACTGCCCTCCTTGATAGCAGGGGTTTTTTATGTACTAATGGTTACTCGTTTTCCTAAAACGTTTATTAAATTATGGCAAATGTCAAACTAGTGTTTAATGGCACTGAAAAATCAGAAACTACTGAGGTTTTTATGGAATGTTACGCAAATATAAAAAATGAAATTTATATTCATATTTGGGATGATAATGCTTTTCAATTTTTATGCTTAGATAAAGAAACAGCTATTAAGTTTTCTCGTGAGTTACGTAAACAAATCGCTTTAATTGATTGATATGAATAGTTACGACCTTAGTAGAAACTTCTGCAATTGGGCTTTTGAGAATCCTGAAAAGATAAAGCCTATTCACTACGCTATTTATTTCTTTTCGATTGAACACTGCAACCGTTTAGGATGGAAGGATAAATTCGGTTTGCCTTCTCAGATGGTTATGGAAGCAATAGGTGTTAAGAATTGGAGAACATACTCAGCTGGCTTAAATGATTTAGTTGAATTTGGATTTATAGAAATGATTGAAACTAGTAAAAATCAATACTCATCTAATATAATTGCTATTGTAAATTTTACCAAAGCACCTACCAAAGCACTAGACAAAGCACTGTCAAAGCATAGTACAAAGCACAGTCAAAGCACTGTTAGTATAGATAAACAAGAAACAAATAACAAAGAACAAGAAACAAATCCTAAGGCTATCTTATTGAATGAGTGGATTGAATATCGTAAACAGATTAAAAAGAAACTCAGCGAAGCGACTATTAACAAACTTAAAGACGAAATGAATAATTATTCAGATGAAAAATGTAGGTTTGTAATTAATGCTTCAATAATTAACGGTTGGCAAGGTTTATTTTGGGATAAGTTTATAGAAAAGAGCGAAGCTCCTAAACAACAAAAAAGCATTGAACAAATACAATACGAACACGTAATGAAACAAATGGAGATGAACAAATGATACTATCAAACGGACATAGCACTACGTATTTAGACCAATACAAGAACGGAGAAATATCTTTAGGCTTAGGTATCGGATGCGCACTAGATGAATACATACGATTTAAACGTAAACAACTAAACATAGTTTTAGGACATGACAACGTAGGTAAGTCTTATTGGATGGAATGGTATTTCCTAGCCTTAGCTACAAATCATGGTTTAAAGTTTACTATTTGGATGGGAGAAAATTCAAGCGGTCAAGTGATGCGAGATTTGATACAAATGTATTCGGGTAAACAGTTCAAGGATTTGTCGTTTAAAGAACTAAGAGCGCATGAAAAAACGATTGAATACTATTTTAAGTTTGTAGACAATTCAAATATGTACAAGCCGAAAGATATGTTAGATATAATCGGTTCGACTGATTGCGATGTAGGATTCATTGACCCGTTCACAGGACTTGACAGAGGTATGCAACATTCGGATAATTACGAATTTCTAAATCAAACTAGACAATTTTGTAATCAACTGAATAAAACTTTGTACATTAGCACGCATCCAAATAGTGAATCTGGAAGGAGTGGGATGTTATATCCTCAAGAACATCAATGGTTTGGGCACTTAAAGCCCCCACTAAAAGCACACATTGAAGGAGGTAAACCGTTTTTAAATCGTTGTGATGATATGTTAGTAATTCATAGACTAGTTAAACACCCAGACATGAAGTATCAAACTATGATAGACATAGAAAAAATTAAGGACAGAGATACGGGAGGTCAGCAAACGGAACTAGGTATGCCGTTACTATTTGAATTTAATAATGGTTTAGGCTTTAAGATAGGTGGAGTAGACCCTATAAAAAGACGAGGTAACAATCCTTTGAGTGAACCGCAAAAACAATTTTACTCAGCACTAGAAGCAAACAAAGAATTTGACGATGGACTACCATTTTAAACACGAACAATGAAACATAAAAGCACCGCATTAAGTCTAACACTAGCACGAATCAATATCGGCTTAGTAATTAACAAACTTATCGTAAGACAAAAACACAAAAGTACTAGTGAACAACAGAAGGAAGGCATCTTAGTAATGTTGAATGACCTTGAACAAGTCCGTATAACTTTGGTAGAAAGTTCAAAAGAAAATGAAAAACTTTACGGAATTTTGAGTAAATTACATACTGAAAACTTAACGCTAAAAAAGCAAATATTAGAATTAACAACACAAGAAAATAACATTGAATTATGAAAGATGAAATTTGGAAAGACGTAAAAGGATATGAAGGTTTATATCAAATTAGTTCTTATGGTATTGTAAAAAGTTTACCGAGAGAATGGTATGCTCATGGTGTTAGACATAGTCATAATGGAAAAATAATGAAACATAGCAAGGTAAATGATTACAATTTGTACACATTGTATAAAGATAAAAAAGCAAAAAGATATCTTGCACATCAATTAGTAGCAATGTCTTTTTTAAATCATGCACCTTGTAATAATAAATTAGTAGTAGACCATATTGATAATAACCCTTTAAATAATCACGTATCAAATCTTCAGTTGATTAGTAATAGATTAAATCTATCGAAAGATAAAAAGAATAAAACTTCTAAATATACAGGTGTAACTTTATACAGAGATTCTAAACGATGGATAAGTTCTATTCGTATTAATGGAAAATCAAAGCATATTGGTATATTTGATTGTGAATTAAAAGCGCACTATGCATATCAACAAGCGTTAAAAGAAGAAAATGCCACGTTGTAAGAACTGCCGTAACAAATTTGAGCCTATCCGCTTCAATCAAAAGTATTGTTTAGAATCCGAATGTGTTCGTGTTTGGGTAGCGATTGAAAAAGAAAAGGCTTGGAAAAAGACGAAAGCAGTAAAGAAAGCGGAGTTGATGACAGTCCAGGACTACATTAAGATAGCACAGGTAACGTTCAACAAGTACATTCGATTAAGAGATAAAGACTACACTTGTATTAGTTGCGGTAAAGAGTTAGGAACTAAATTTGATGCTGGCCATTACCTAAATGCAAACAACCATTGGAACGTAAGATTTAACGAATTAAATGTAAATGGTCAATGTGTGTATTGTAATCGGCATTTGCATGGTAATTTAATTGAATACAGAAAACGTTTAGTAGATTTGATAGGATTAGAAAATGTTGAATGGTTAGAAGAAGTTGCTAAAAAAACACGTAAATTTACAATCGAAGAGTTAAAAGAAATAATAGAAACCTATAAACAAAAAATAAAATAGAATGGATTTTATACTAGGATTGATTGCAGGAATTACAGTTACATTAGGAATATGTATAGGCTTATTCAAAGAGTTTAAGAAAGCAATAAAAGATTTTGACACATGGAAAGAATGGAAAAACAAACAGCAGTAGATAATTTACTACAATATTTTATTAAAGAACAAAAAGAAGGATGTTCACATTGGTGTATTCACGATTTGATTGCGCAATTATACGTAGCCAAAGAAATGGAAAGAGAGCAGATTATTGATGCTTATGAAACAAGCCATATTTCAATGATGACAAGTGAACAATACTACAACGAAACATTTAAATCAGAATAAGATGAAACAACAAACAGCAGTAGATTGGTTAGAAATAGAATTGGAAAAATTATGGGTTGAAAAATACCTATCTCCAATTACGATTAAACCTTTGCTTGAACAAGCCAAAGAAATGTTTGATAAACAGGTAATGGATGCTTGGAATGATGGACATTTTGAAATTACTGGTTGTATAGATGCAGAACAATATTACAACGAAACATTTAAATCAGAATAAGATGGATGAACGAGATTATATAGCGATGCAAAAATATCTAAATGAAAATGATATCAAAGCAATAAGAGAACGAAGAGCAAATAAGTTGATGAAACGTGATTTAATTCTAAAAGGTATGTTTACTAAAGGAATAAAACGTTATATTGACGCTGAAGAATATAATCCCAAACCAAAAAACAACGAGGAAGGAGATTAAAATTTGTTTGATTAGAATTTAATTGTATATTTGACTAAAATTTAATCATGGAATTACTCTTACTTGTATCTTTTGCTTGGTGGTTTACGAACTTTGAACCGCTTCAAACTGCATTCGATTACATATTTACAAGGTTACCCATTAATCGTTACACAGTGATAGTTCACAGTTCACTTGGATGTGTTAAGTGCGTTGCCTTTTGGTCTTCATTAGTTATTAGTGAAGACTTTTTTATTGCTACACTATCCTCATTAACCGCTTATCTTTTAAAATTATGTTTGGACAAGATGAACTAGAATACATCGAAAGCCTAAAGACTGCCAACGAATCAACGCGTACGGCAAAAGTTACCTTGAATAGACTCAAGGCTATAAAAACACGAATTACAAACGAAGTAGACAAAGAGTGCTTCTGCTCAAGTGTACGTAGAAAGATATGGTATAAGAATTTTATAGAATGGTATGAAAGCACTACTAGATAACTATATCCAACATAACTACAAAGAGGTAAACAGATACGCTAACTACTTCTTGCATCGTTTAAAATCAAAACTAGACGCTGATACGGTTATAAATAACGCCTATCTACGAACACTTCAATACAAAGGTGTAATAGTCGAACAGTACGAAGCCAAAGCATTGTTATTTGAATCCATCAAAGCGGAGGTACTTTGGAATAGCGAGAGCAAAAAAGAGATTATCAACTCAGTAGAAAGTGATTACATTCCAGAGGTGGAAGATACCGACCTAGCCGAGAAGATTCTACTTGAACTACGCTACAACGAACAAAAGAACATCGTTGAAATATACCGCAGTCAAATCAATGACCGAGTAAAGTTGTATTTCTTTCAGGCGTACTACGATAAAGGCATTTGCACCACGAGAAAAATTGCTGAACACTTTAACATTAGCACCGCTTCGGCTCATTTGTTGATAGTAGAAATGAAAGAGGACATCAGAAGGTTTGAAAACACGAGTAAACTAAACGCATTATAACTATGAGTAAGTACATTTTAACGATAGCCTACATTCTATTTTTAGGATATGCAATGGGGTTAATTTACAACTACGAAAACACGAATAAAATACTAGGTATAGCAATAATCACTTATTTAGTAGGTACACTTATAAACCAATTTGAAATAAATCTAGAACATAAAGACGATATAAGATATGAAGATTAAAGAACAATGGAAGGGTAAAACACTAGTAAGTTACGACCCAATACTAGGAGAGCGCAGAATTGAAGTAGATAAGATACAACCAAAGAACGAGAAGCGTATTAGA